TGCCCAATTATCACATGAATATTTAATAGAACAACTTCAATTTACTGGTTCCGAAACTATAACCGGAAAAAGCATGAAACCTAAATTATCTTTCAATCATCCTTGCAAAGAATTAGTATGGTTCTGCTCTTCAGATTTTGACACCAATCAAGATGTTAAAAATAAAAATTGGGTTAACTATTCTACTGAAGTTAACGGCTATGCCGGTGCTGTGTCTGAACTATATAAACCAACCAGTGCTATAACTTCTACAAATCCTATTGAAAGTGCTAAACTTGTATTAAACGGCAATGATCGCTTTTCATCAAGACCCGGTTCTTACTTTAACTTAATACAACCCTATCAACATCACGAAAATATTCCATCTAACCCCGGAATAAATGTTTATTCATTCGCTTTAAAACCCGAAGAACATCAACCAAGTGGCACACTAAACATGTCGCGTATAGATACTGCTGTTCTAAATTTAGAATTAGATACTATCTTTGCTGCTACCACTTTTGCCAAAAACCTCAATGTATACGCGGTTAATTATAACGTACTACGTATATTATCGGGTATGGGTGGTTTAGCTTATTCTAATTAAATAATTTATTACATTACTAAATTTATAAATAATAAATGTTGTTAAATGCTATAATATTCCTTTTTTTTTTCTCCTCTAATAGTATAAAGAATATAGCGTAAATGGGTGGTGGTCTTCTTCAATTAGTTGCTTATGGTGCCCAGGATGTTTATTTAACCGGTAATCCTCAAATTACCTTTTTCAAAGTAGTTTATCGTCGTCATACTAACTTCGCTATGGAAGCTATTCAACAAACTTTTAACGGAAATGTAGGATATGGAAATACTGTAACTTGTCAAATATCACGCAATGGCGATTTAATTAACCGCATGTATTTACAAGTTTCCGTGCCAAAAAGAACTGGTACTACTGCTACCGACTCATATGTCAACTTCTTAGGTCTTCGTTTAATTAAATCTGTTGTTATTGAAATAGGTGGTCAACAAATAGATAAACATTATTCTGATTGGTTATACATATGGAATGAATTATCTTTACCTATAGGCAAAAGATATGCTTATGAAACTATGGTAGGTGCCGATAAAGATATATTATCAACCAGAGATAGTACTCTATATATACCATTAGAATTCTGGTTTTGCCGCAACGTAGGTCTATCATTACCTTTAATAGCTCTACAATATCACGAAGTTAAAGTTAAAATAGAATTTGAATCTAAGGTCAATTGTATTTTATCAGGCACTACTGCTGATAATATAGCTAATATAACTAACGCATCTTTATGGGTTGACTACATATTCTTAGATACTGATGAACGCAGAAGATTTGCCCAATTATCACACGAATATTTAATCGAGCAATTACAATTTACTGGTTCAGAAACTCTTAATAAAGGTACTAATAGAATTAAATTAAACTTCAATCATCCTTGTAAAGAATTAATTTGGGTTGCTAAAAGCAAAGGAGCTTTCAAAAAAGACAGATGGTATGATTATAATTTTGTCTCATCACCTGTTACTGAAGAAAACGCACTAAGTAGAACAAGCAATTATATATACCAAGTTGACCCTGCTGAATTCAAAAATCCCTTAAAAAGTGCTATTTTACAATTAAATGGCAATGATCGTTTCGCCGTTAGAGAAGGATTATATTTCACTCACGTACAACCTTATCAACATCACACCAATGTACCTGTTAATAACCCTATCAACGTATATTCTTTTGCCTTAAAACCCGAAGAACATCAACCAAGTGGCACACTAAACATGTCTCGTATTGATACTGCCACCTTAATGATTGAAGCTGAAGACCCTGGTTCAACAGCAACCAATTATACATACGATGGTATTAATATATACGCGGTTAACTATAACGTATTACGTATATTATCCGGAATGGGTGGTTTAGCTTATTCTAACTAATTTAATAAATGTGTTATATATTTTCCTTTTTTTTTTCTCCTCTAATAGTATAAAGAATATAGCGTAAATGGGTGGTGGTCTTCTTCAATTAGTTGCTTATGGTGCCCAGGATGTTTATTTAACCGGTAATCCTCAAATTACCTTTTTCAAAGTAGTTTATCGTCGTCATACTAACTTCGCTATTGAAGCCATTCAACAAACCTTTAACGGAACTCCTACTTTTGGCAATCGCGTAACTTGCCAAATATCAAGAAATGGTGATTTAATACATCGTGTATATTTATCAATAATTGATTATACTTCAACGGGAACAGTTTGTCCTTATTTCGGCCTTCGTTTAATCAACTATGTCGAAATTGAAATAGGTGGTCAAAAGATAGATAAACACTATTCTCACTGGATGTATGTATGGAATGAACTTTCATTACCTCATCCTAAAAAAGAAGCTTACAAAACTATGGTAGGAGCTAATAATACACTTGCTGCTCTCACCAAAGCCAATTTATATATACCATTAGAATTCTGGTTTTGCCGCAACGTTGGTTTAGCACTACCTTTAATTGCTCTCCAATATCACGAAGTTAAAATTAATATTTTATTTGAAGATAAAATTAAATGCCAAGGATCCACTACTGCTATTGCTGAATTATCATCTGTGAATTTATGGGTAGATTATATATTCTTAGACACTGATGAACGCAGAAGATTTGCCCAATTATCACATGAATATTTAATAGAACAACTTCAATTTACTGGTTCCGAAACTATAACCGGAAAAAGCATGAAACCTAAATTATCTTTCAATCATCCTTGCAAAGAATTAGTATGGTTCTGC